GAAGGTTCTTTCATAGGAGGTGTTTCTGGCTGCTTGAAATAGTCTTCTGGTTTCATAAAAATACCTTGTTGGGTTAGAATGTATTCCTCGTTCGGGTGTTTATCGAAATGAACTTGATCGAAGTTGCCATGAAACAAAAGTCCATTGTCGTAGGTGTAAAAATAGCCATAATATTGAGTGCTATGGTTGTTTGGCAGACCTCCCCACCCATACCCCAATTCATACAACTTTTCAAGAGTTTCCTTGCAGTGTTTTGCATCTGTAGTGCGGATTTTCATGTTCTTAAAATCGCTCATCATTCCTCCTAAGATTGTTATGCTATTTTACTTGACAGGTGGTTGTGTGTCAAGGGGTTGTTGTCGATTCTTAGAAATCAACAACATCATTATCTACCAGCTCAACTTCCCAAGTGTCGGGGTTCAGTCGGAACTCGTCACAAACCCCGAGTACGCCGTATGGCCTGTTCTTCAACACTGTGAGTCTTGCATTTCCACGGCTGCGGTCTGGCATTACCTGCCCCTCCAACCCTAAGATAATCCAACTAAGAGCCTCAAGAGCCGAACTGCCGCGCATATGACTCTTATCAACTTTTACCCAATAAGGCTTCTCGTCGGCGTCCTTCGGCGGCTTGTTATCAGCAAAACCTCCACGGTTGATGTGACTAATAGCTATGATTGTTACAGGATTACTAGCGCAGAACGCTGCAAGCATGGTCATTGCACGGTCAATTTCTTTCCTCTCGTCAGCGTCGCCGTCTCCTCCACTCGTGATGAGAGTGAGGTGGTCGATAATAATTCTGTCGCACTTGCTGACAAGGTGCATATGTTTGATTTTTGGCATAAGCTCATCAATGTTCATATGCCCGAAGTGAGACAAGAATACAGCCTTATCGTCACTAACAATATAATCATACGCAGCACGAATTTCTTCCTCTGACGCACAAGCTAGCGGGTCTTCTTTAAACTTGTTGAAGTTAACTTTCAGATGATGAGCAACCATCCGTTGCAGTGTTTCCTTCTGAGTCTCTTCGAGGAAGATAAGTCCAACACGCTCTCCAGCCTTAATGAAATCTGCTGCAAAGCTTGCGGTTACGGTGCTTTTGCCAACCCCAACGCCTGATGTCAGCAGAACTAGCTCAGACTTACGAAACCCCCTAATCTTATCCATCAACTTCGGAAAACTAGGGCACATCAGCCCCACTTCACGCTTCGCAATTAAGTCCTCAAACGTTACATCAGATGCATAGCTAATCTTCTCAGTAACAAAGCGTTTAGTTCCAAACTGAAGAAGTTTCGCAAGCTCGTTAGACTTACCAGCTTGAAGATAGTCACTACAGTCTTTAAAGCCGTTCTCGAAAGGTACAGTGTAAATGTTGTCGCCAATGAAAGCAGACGCAACAGCCTCAGTGGCCTCTTTACCCTTCATCACCTTCTTTGTTTTTTCAGCAGGAGTTGCTTCATCGTTATCGAAAGCAAGTGTGATGCGCTCGTGAGCAAGAATGAAGTCCTCGTTGTGAAGCATCGCTTCAGTGGCATTTGCAGTGCCCATAGAGATGCTTACAACAAACGGCTCCATTCCCTCGTACTTGGTCCCTTTAACTTGGTCCTTGAGGCTCTGGAACGCCGCTAGACAGTCGTGCTCTCCCTCACTGACTATGACGTTGCTTTTCTTCCGTTGAATAGCCTCTGCAACAGGTTGACCAAAGAGTTTGTTTGATATAGTCAAATTTCCGACTACAGACCAGTGCCCTTTTTCACTCTTATGCTTCGTCACATCCTGCTTTTTATAAGCAGTGAGCTTTCCTTTTTGGTCGTAGTATGGGAAATAAATCGCCTCTACAGTTTTACCATCGGACTCCGATAGCGCAACTTTTACACCATATTTTTGACACGTTTCTTTGCGAATCCCTCGTTCTGGAATATCTGCAAAAGGTAGTTCTTCAATATCCTTCAAAGTTTCTTTCGGTACGAATTCAGTCATTTGTTTTGTCTGCCCTTTCCAATACCCCACCTAGCCCTCCACCACCCAAACATTCTCAAACGAAATCAGCCAGTCGCCCTCATATGCCGCCAAGCCTTCATCCAGCCCAACACGCGGCAAGGCTTCTTCAACAGCATTACGAGCAACCTCTTCATTCGCGTATAGCATTGGAATGCCCAAATCCCACTCAGAATTCACTTGTACGATGTACATTCTCCCTCCTTGAACTCCAACACAAACTCGATCATATTAGCCTCAAATTTATCGAGCCATCGGATTACAACACCAGACCGAGTCAGGCACCAAACTTCAACATTAGAGTATCCATACTGACGCTTCTCGTAACGTGCGTTATTATCGCCTTTAATCGGAATCTTCATTCGTCCCGTCCACAATTTTAGCTTCATGGCATAGCGCAGCAAGAAGCTCCAACACTTCCTGTGCAATATTTTCAGCGCCATAGCTGCAATCGAAATATGCCAATTCATAGTCATCCTTCCTGCTCACATACCGAGGATCACCTTTCAGCACTACTGCGACAGATCGGTCTTGCTTAACAATATGAATCATTCACCCCTCCGAAAGCCGCCTATCAATCGCCTCAACCCTTTGCCGTGCCTCACGCATGGCCTTCCGATATGTGCTAAACAGCCTCTCTTTCCAAAACTGCTTCCCACACATATAATGTCCCCGCTCAGTAGTGTAATACACAGTGGTATCAGTCACCTTCGTCACAAAGCATGTATAAACTGCTGCAACATGCCTGTCATCGTACCCTTCAATCTTTCCCGGCTCGTACACAACTGTCTTGTATTTAGTGTGCCCTTGCTTTACTTTGTTCATTCGTCCTCCATTAAAAACACAAATACGCAGACTTCACCTTGTCTTGCAGCTTATTCAGCTTCCGCAGCAAGTCCTTGTGTGTTTCATAAAGCTGCTCGTAATCCTCATACAGAACGAATTCGCCAGAAACGCTTTCAACGGCTACAACAGGAGCGCCATCAGGTGCATCAAAATCAAATCGCTTTACATCATTCATACTGCCCTCCTACAATGTAGCCTGTACCTACCCATCGGAAACGTCCGTCAGAAGCACGCCTTACTTGACCTTACCTTCGCAATACAGTCAGGCAGTCTGAAGCAATGTGCTCCCAATACTTAGACATTTGGCTTTGGTACTCTTGAAAATCAACACACTTACTGAAATCTGGTTTCTTTCTCATAGCCCCACTTCTAAATAACTGTCTCTCACCACTTCAATCACGGTCATCCTCATATACTCAAGCACAACACCCTCTTTCTCATCTCCAGTGAAAGCCTTATCAATCTCCCTTGCTTCGTTATAACCTAGATAGAGCTTTGAAGGATAGCATAGAGCGTAGTCTAAATGGTTGCTTATGGCATTATGGATGCGATTCTCTATCGTCTTCATTTCAATACCCATTAATGCTAATTAATACCCATTCGGAAACCACTGCTTATACGTCCACTTACGCAAATCCCAAAGCATGCTGTTATATGAAATAGCACAGTAGTAACTAGTAGCAACCTCTCCCTCAGCCCTGTTCAGATTGATTTCATCAATAGTTTGAACGCGCTCCATCCGAATACTGTAAATAAGGCTTTTACGAAGGCTGTAGAAGCTGTATGCAGCAACAAGCACACAGCCAAGAATGAACACAATTGTAGCGATACTATCCATAAATGTTGTTCTCCTTAGTTATTTCGCATTCAGGAACGGAATTGGTGCGCTGCCATACATTGCAGCAGGCAGTTTGCCGTCCCAACGTGCTGCCTTGGTCTGCTCAACTTCGATGCGACGAAGCTCCAGCATATCTTTGTTCTGTGCGAGAGCTTGGGCCTTCACACGAATGCTGTCAGCCTCTGCTTGTGCAGCTTTAGTGGTGGCATAAGCTTGGCCGTCTGCACGTACACGCTGTGCATTAGCTTCCGCCTCTGCAATCGCCACTTTCTGCTTCTGTTCGGCTTCTACAGTTTTCAGCTTATTCTCAGCACCAAGACGAAGCTGTTCTTGCGTCACTTTCTCATTGATAGCAGCCATGTAGCTTGGGCTGAAAGAGAAGCTTCGCATGTCAATCGAAATAACCTGAGCGCCATACGTGTCTAGCTTCTTAGCCAGCAGTGAACGAATATCGCCACTCACCTTAGCCCGTTGTGCAATAAGGTCTGGTGCAGAATATTGTGCCGTAACAGCCTTAAACACTTCTTGAGCAGCAGTTTGTACATAACTGGACAAGTCGCCGTCATGTGAATATTTCTCGTACACCTCACTCACCTTGTTGGTTGCTACGCTGTAGCGAACAGTCATGCTCACCTTGACAGGCTGTTGGTCGCTCGTGCTACCCTCTGCATTCTCGATATCAGCCTTCTCTGCACGAATGTTGAATACAGTGAGCTTCTTCCAAGGCGGCAGAAGAACAAGGCCTTCATCTTCGATGCCAGAAATCTTACCAAAACTCGTCACCACACCACGAGAGCCAGTGGGAACAGAGTTAAAAGGATTTGCGCAAGAAACGAGGATGAGACAAGCTACTCCGATTGCAGTGTACTTCACGTATTTCATGTTGATGTTCATGTGTTCTCCTTAAAATTGTTAGAGGCTTCTCGCCAAGAAAAGCCATTGTACAGCAAGAATAAGATTGTTGTCAAGCGCCTTCGTAGCACTCTCCGGGGATGAGCTTCCTGAATTGAATCCATCCACGAAGATTTCCAGACCAGAGCTTGTAACTGCTGTCCATGTGGGTTACACCATCTTCCCAAGATTCAGGAAAACGAGGAATATTGATGCTCTTACTCGCCACTTCGTCATCAATATATTTCTCTTGCATCGGCGTGGCACAATGCTCGAAAGCACTCGCATGCTTCTTATCACTTCCTACCAGACGCTCAAACACTTCAAGACTCTTATCTAACCCGTAGCCTTCATTGCGGTAGGAAACGGCGGCACAACGAGCACACGATACTTTGATTGCGTCTTCCAGCGAGAAGAATTCCCACGTTGCACCCCAAGCTGTTTCGCACTTGTCTCCGTACAGCAGCGTGCCGTTGTCGTCACGTACCGTATCGATGTAAGGCAAGTGGTATTCTCCCGGTTGCAGCAGTTCCGGCGCGCTCTGCTCCTTAGCTTCATGCATCACACGAGCCAACTCAGCAATTGTTGGGTCAGCAGCCTTATCATCCCGCAGCCAGAAGAAGTTAGGCCACTCTGTACCACTGATGATAGTCTTCATCATTTGGAACGGCTCAAGCAGGCGATTATAAATTTGCTTGTGGTAGCCTGCTTCGTAGAAAGCTTTTGCGTGCCGAATCGCAGCACGCCTTGTCTCTTCCCATGCTTCCAATGCCGTTACAGTGATTCCTCCTTGGGGCACACCAGTGATAGGGCATGGGAACAAGTAATTCACACCAGCGTTATAATCCTCCCCCCTATCCTGCATTCCCGGATTGGCCTGCCCAAACCGCACAGGACGCCCATTAAGCTGTTCTATCATCTTATTGAAGGGGACAGCACGGCTGCTGAAGCTATTCTTGGATAACATGCGATGTGTGTTTAGCTCTGCCAGAATCAGCCTAGGATATTCGATTTCGTACGTAATGAAAGGAATGCCTTGTGGTGAGATGGAGTGAGCCAACACCGTCGCTTTAATACCGAATTTACCAATCACCTCAATCAATTCTTATCCTTTCGAAAGAAGACGTATTCAATCAAATCTTGCACCACTTCATTACCCTTTTTCGTATCCACCTGCGCAAGACCATAACGCTCTCCAGACTCTTTGTCGCAGTCAAACACGCCTTGAATAGCGCCCATCTCTACAAGAGCTTCGTAGATGTCATACTCCCAACAACTGTCGCCAAAAGGACGCTTGCCCGAAAAGCCTTCCCCTTCCAGCCACAACGTCTCCAGCAGACGGAAGAAATATTCTCTCAGGTTACATGCATCCACACCCCGAAATTTGTATTCGTACTTAAGAATTTCATCAAAAGTCATGCCACTTCCTCCTTCACAACAATCTTAACCTCATTCCCACCTTCAAACCTGAAGTGGTATTCCACATACCCCCAATACGGCATTCTCGTCGTACATCCCAACACATGAAGCTTCTGCCCATAAAACTCAACAGGCTTCACACACAAGAATGCTTCGTGTAGAGCTTTTATGTGTTCTTGCTTATTCATGTCCATTTCTCCGCTTCTTTTAGAGCGCAGCCGATTGTCTCATACCATCCCTCGTGTCTTTCTTCTCCACCATATTGCGGAATTGATAACAATTCTACATCCGTGAAAGGGTGAACTAGAATAACAAAACCTGATCCCTCGCTAGTGCTATTGTACAGCCGTAGAGTGCCGTCACCCAAATAGATTGCTTCAGTGAATTTCATCGTTCACCCTTAATAATCTTCAGGCAATTTTCGATAGTTTTCTTCTGAGTGGAATAGTGTTCGTTAAGCTCGATCACAATCAGCACTACAAGCAAAGCATAGAATTGCCAGTTGTGATAATCAATACCAAGAGAGTTAAGAATCCCGAAGATGGCAATGTAGCAAATAAATCCAACAATATGCTTAATCAATTCAACCCTCCATGTGGCTCCACCGCTTCCTTAGAACGTACAATCTCCTCATCACAGTCATCATACTTTTCACTGACAACAATGTAGCTTTCAGGACTCTTCATAAACACCCTCATATGCGCCTCGCCAATATACCCAAGCCCTTCTGCAAAATCCCAATCATAAGCCTTGCACCGAGCAGCATATTTGAACAGCCCTTCTCGTTTATCTTCTTCCTCAATCTCCCACATAAAATCCTCAAAGCCTTGAATGTTCTCGTCAGACAGAAGATGGTCGGGAATATCGATGTCGAATTCCTTTTCGATGGTGACACGTACAGTGCGTTTCATTTGAATTCCTTCGTAACATCTTCCAGCACAATATCTTGCGGGATGAACTCGACTTTGAAAGATTCCATAACACGAGTGTAGAACTCCCCGCCAGTCAGCGTCATCTCGTAGGCGTACTCATGCCAGCCACCCTCGTCTACAGAGCCATCTTCAGCTAGGAAGTATTCCTTCATCATTTCGCTGTCCTCGATGGTAGCCTTGTGTTTCTCTACCACTTCCTTGATACGAGCTTCAGCAGCTACGATTTCAGACTGTCGCGGCTCATACATATTGCCGATGCCACGGTTGCGATGATCGTTCTTGCTGCTGAACAGCTTCACGAATTCCACAAGAAACGCTGCTTCAGGGCGGGACAGCCCCTCAACGGCTCCGCTGTTGTAGTTATCGGCATCGTTCTCCCACGTTTTCACGGTGACGCGATAGCCTTTCTTGATGACAGTCATTTTCAATCTCCTCAAACTTCGTTATCAATTTTACGCAACTCTTCTGCTTCTTCGTCTGTGAACAGCACATCGCTCGTATAATCGTTAATATGACTAACGAAGCTAATCCCTTCACATTCAATAACGTGTTGCATGTATTTCTTCAGTAGGGTTTTGTAGTCGGTCATGGTTTCTCCTTAATCACCACTTCATACTTTTCAGCACACTCGGTACAAATGACCTTCCAATCGCCTAGCCGTGGCAACCCATGCTCAGGATATTCAACAAAGCAATAATCCAAGTTTGAGTCGTAGAATGTCTTACAACTACAGACATCACATAGTCGATAGTCTGCTGCTGCCATTACGCACCAACCCACTCAGTAATTTCAACGACCTTCTTCACAGCTTTAACCTCTCGCACTTCTGGATCATACCGTTCACTGTCGCTCCAATACCCCGAATTAGAGCGGCTGTTAGTCACTTCAAACCACTGCTCGACATCGCCAGATACCACTTTGTACACGGAAGTTTGGTAGACGGTTTTGTGATTAACTTCATCAGGTCCATCGTAGACACAAGTTACATCGTCTCCATACACTTCACCGTATTCTTCATCCATGTATTTCTGTTTGAATTCTTCAACATTCATTTACTTCCTCCTTAAATAATATCAGTCTGTGTCAATCTAATTAGCACTCTCTTGCAAGGCTCTCGAACAATAGGCCCACGGTGTAAGTTAAGCCTGTCATAAGCAACAATACTATTTGCAGGCGCTTGCCAAATATTGCTCTTACCCTCAAGGCCCACTTCAGCGAAGTCTATAGCGTCCGTTTCGATCTTATCTAGCAGAAACTCTGTGCCAACAATTGTGCTGTAAATTAGGTGCCTGTCAGACTTGCTCGGATGATTAGGATTTCTCGTAACGTCAATGTGCCAACCCTCTAACGGACAGCCACAGTCGCCCTCGTCAAGCTGTCTCACCTTGAAATCAAGCAGTGTGCTCTTGAAACTAAAGCTGGCAGACTTAAGCATCTCGCCTACAATGGCTTGAGCCTGCCAAGGGAGATTTGAATAAACTTTTTCGGTAAGCTTCTTATACTTTACCATCTGTGGAGGGACATCCCACCAGTCTAGGAAAATGCCCTTTTGCACAACCCTTGGTTGTCGTCTATTCAGAACAGCCATGATTAATAACCACAGTCGTAATCATCCACCTCCATATTGACAGAACCATCCTCGTTCAGACTTACTTTGATGAGATAGTTAGTGTCGTACACCAGTTCTACGATGTCACTCAGTTCTTCTACATCTTTCTTGGCCTGTTCGAGAGTGGTGCAGTCTTTATTTGTGAAATCAAGCGGAGTGTCAGTGTCCTCTAGATCGGCATCTTCGTCTAGGAACAGGGATTCCAATTCTTCCCAACCCGATTCTTCACAGCAGTCGGCAGTCCAATAAGGTTCATTATTTCGCCACGAGCGGCGTGCAATGCTGAAGTCACCCACATACGAATATCCACTGTGGTAGCAAGGCTCACCATCGTTAAAGCCCATTGTCCAGCCAATGTAAGCAAATGCCTTCAAGCCCGGATGTTTGTCGAAGATGCTCTTAAATACAATCTTCAGTTCAGCTTCGCCGTCTTGCTTCAGCTTTGCCATCATTTCTTGTTGCGAACGCTTGAAATCTTGCACCAGTTTTACAATATTGTGTTCCATGTTTTCTCCTTAAAATTTAATCAGCAGAGAAACTTATGCTTCCCCACCACCTTCACCACCCTCTTGCTCTTCGCCCACTTAGGCTTTCTGCCACTATAGAACCACAAGCTACACTTTGGCAACACTTTAGACATCTTACGCGCACTAGAATATCTTGTCAACCACTTATTGTCTAGACGCATAACAATCTTACGATGATGCCACGTAAACTGTCCTCTGCGCGACACAACTTCTCGGCAACTCTTATTTTCTGTCGCCATTCTGTGTTCAACAGCCTCTACAACGGCTTTAACACCCTCTAGCGGCTCTCCAGAGGCTTCCCTGTAGGCTGTGTAGGCCAAACAACGCTCATCACTCACAGACGCCTTCGCATGGGCCACAGAGACAAACAAGATGGCTGCTAGGGCCAGCCTCAATGTTTAACCAGAGTGATGACACCCTGCTTGAATGGGAACTCCTTCCCTAAGCTGATATGTTTTGCAAACACCTCAAACAAATGCCACAATTGCTCACGCAGCACGCCTCCCTCTTGTTCTACTTCTGGTCGGTACACAGCAGGTATGTCTTCCCAATATTTATTCCAGATTTGTGCGCCTTGGGCCGTAAGAACCACTTCTACGGGGTCGTTCAGGTTGATTTGCATGTTAGGCTCCTTGTTTTGCTGTGTTAAGTTGTGCTACTACACGTTCGTAGCTGTCTGCTTCGGTCTTGTCGAAGCGCTCCTCTTCAAATGCTGGCAGGAACAAACTCTTCGTGCTGTTGTTACGGTTGCTGATAATATCGTTAGCTGAAACAGTGACAATACTCCCTAGCTTCTGCTCACGATTCTCCCAAAACTCCTTGCGTTGCTTATCGCTGAAGCCAGTCCCACAATCCGTCAGCAACAGGTCATCAGATGTAGTGAGGTTAAGAGCACCCATCATTCCCTTTGCCTTGCCAGTTCCTTCGACAACACCAACAATCTTCAGGTCGCACTCAAATTTGATTTTCAGCTTGACGTTGTACGGACTTGTGTGATCACGCCACAAAGAGTCGCCATCTTTGATTACGGCACCTTCATACCCCTCAGAAGTGTACTCCGAGTAGATTTTGTAGGCATCTTCCAAGCTATTGACAATCTGCGTATCAATTACGCCAATGTTGAAAGTATGCCGCGTGTACTCCTTAAGTTTGGTGTATCGTTGACGGTATTCAATCTCACACAGTCCTACCTCAAAATCCACTACGGGCAGCACGTCCCATGCCTCCATGTAGAATCTATACCCGTCATAATCTTCTTGCTCACCACCCTTCAGGATGCTGTTATAAATACCATTCCCTGTAGCTCGATCCAAGAGCTTGTTATCTTTTGATACCAGCAATTCCCCAACAAACACGTAAGAACCTTTTGGCGCTCCCGAGACAAGATACTCTGCAAGCCACTCTGGATAGCGGCTCCCTGCACGGGTGAATGCAGAGAATTTACCGTTGTCATTTTTGAGGTAGCAGAAACTCCCATCAGCTTTCATTTGGCAATATATCTCATCCAAACCCTCAAAGTGCTTCTTAATCTTTGGCGTCATCAATGAACAACGCATGTAGCCGGGAATGAAATACAAATCAGGCCAAGTTTTCAGCACCATCGTGTCGCCTACAGCCGCGCCGACAGAACGATCAATAAGACATTTCACCAGCATTTTAGATTCTGGTGTTTGTGCTGCATACAAGTCTCCAAGCCAACGTTCAGCCTGCCTTCCGGCGATGTTACGCTCGGCAAGATGGTAGAGAATACCATCAAGAGTATCTTGTGTGAACTCGTAGTGTTGCTTTCCCTCGTAAGTGTGCGTTGCAATTTTCTTCTGGTAGTAGTTGATAGCAGGGTCATACACAGCCTTTATGTATGCCTTGAACAACTCGTTGTCCTTGTGCTTCAGCAAGATAGCCTGTTTGGCATTACTGCCTTGTGCGTTTTGCAGGCTCTTTACGATTTCGTACAATGTCATTCTTTATCACTCCAATTATAAGGTTTTAGTAAATTAAATCCAAGCTCTTCCAGAATTCTTTCGTCAACTTCTGGTCGTGTTTGGTCGTTATCGTGGCAAGGTTCGGGTGGGCGTTCAATCATCTTTCACCTCTTCATCCAAACCCTTTTCAGCATACTGCTTCACTTTCTCTTCCACATACTCCATCTGGACATTCAGATCATCAAAGAGCAGATAGAGGAGCTTACCGCACTCGTTATACCAAGTAGCAGTGATAATCTTTGATACCTCAGACTCGTTACTCACGCCCAATAACTTCTGGTGTGCCTTCGCTTCACAAGCTTCAGAAAATTTTTGAAGCTGAGTGAGGACATCTTGTTTCGTTGGCGTCTTGCGTTCTGTGTAAGCCTCTGCCAGTAAGCGCTTTAATCGCTCCACTTCTTTAGGAAGTGATTTCTCTAGTTGCTCTGTGTGGTATTTCTTTGCCCACCCATTATCTAAAGGTTTTAGACGCTCCGCTTTTTTCAATTCTTCCTTGTGGTAATCAGCCGTGCTGAACGATGGCGTTTTCTGCTTCAGGTTCTTAAACCACGATGCAATACTCATAACATTCCTCCTTGTGTTGTAAGTTGATGTCGCATTCTAGAACACTCTTCTGTGCCTTGTCAAGCGTCTTGTGGCGCGTCCTCTACAACAGCAATCACAAGAATTTTACGCTAACGTGCTTGACATCCCTCTACAAGCCCTGTACAATGCCGCTTGTCTCAACAAAATTCTTAAGGAGGTAACGATTATGCAAGTAAGGTGTGTTGACAACCAAGGCGTTGAAAAAGAAATCAGTGTAGGCGTTGTGTATGAGGTATGTAACGTGTTCAACAAAGAATATCGAATTGATAAAAATGACAGGGGTCAAACCCTTGGCTATTACAAGTGGCGTTTCGAGGAAGTGCAAGAAAAAGCTCTACCAATTGATTCACATTACAATTTTATGTACAACTTAACCGAAGCCGACAAGCAAGCTGGCACTATCAAGATTGACCCCTACTTCGTCAGCCAGCAATGGAACATTGGCAGCAAAGACCCTTCTGGTATCATCTGGCACATCTTCAAAACTTGTGCTCGATTTGGTGATAAGAACGATAAGCAACGAGAGATTGTCGCCATCTACAAAAGCATCAAGCGACTGGCCGAGCTTGAAGGGATTTCCCTTGAATCTTAAACAAATCCTTGCGTGGGTTGTTGTAGCAGCCTACGCAGTTTATTTAGTAGTATTGATTTCAAATAACTCTGGAGGGATGTTTGCATGAAAGTTAAAGTGATTAAAGCAGATATTGACAATTGGTACAAAGTTGGTGAGGTACATGAGGTTGAAAACCGTGTTGCACAATACGATGGCTATAAAATGTACCCACTCATCGAAGATAAGAATGCAGGTATTGATCCAGACGATTGTGTCGTTGTTGGCGACACTCTACCTGCCGAAACCTTCCTAGTTGGTGAGAAGCCTTCTGAACATTTCGTGACAGAAGCAGACAAGCTCGCATTGCGCATGGAAATGGCAACCCGTATGGCTGCAAACATTCCTGAGAAGACGCTGTGGGATGAATATGCTATTCCTGTCCTGCAAGCTATTGTGTCGGACCAGAGCAATCTTGTACTATCTCCTGAAAGGATCGCAGACATGGTTAAGCGTGTTGTTGATTCGATGATGGAATCTAGGAAGGTGCGCTAATGGGAAAGCAAAGTACAACAATTATTATCAATACATGTGATAGGTGTGGTAGTGAGCACAACGAGGCAGACTACATGAAAGGATGCCAGTGGGGTCAATTAAACTTGACTTGGCACGGTGACACTGGAGGTAGAAGTTGGTCAGGTGATGCGGGCGGAGTAAATATTAAAGGGAAGGCTTGGTTGTGCCTACCTTGCACTGAACTCTTCCTGAAGTTTATTAAGGGTGAAAAATGAAGAAACACTTTTTCCTTATTCTGGCATTTCTGCTACCTGTGCTGATCTTTCTTGTTGGTGCATTCACTGTCGCTTCGTTCGATATTCGAGAATGGGAACCGTGGGGAAGGCTAATTGTTGGGGCGTACATGCTGATAGCAGTTATTGTGTGCGGTTTTGCATGGTGGAACA